CAGGTGCTTATACGAGTAATATTTATGGTATACACACAGAAGGTTTGAACGCAGAGAATATAACATCTATAAATTTATATATAGCCTTATCACAATCATTAATACCATCAGGCTCAGTAATTTTAATAAGGAGGAGATAAAATGGAACATTACATTTGCTACCAGGATGAAAATGGAAAACCGGCATTTAGGGAGGTAACAGAGGAAGAATTAGCAGCCATGCAAGTTGCCCCAGTTAACCTAGACTGGCTACATGATTATCCTTTGCGAATAGTTGCCCCGAAAACGCTTGCGCTGGACTATCCTCAGTTTTACGTGTGGTTCATGCTAAACGACCTGCCGATGGAAAAATTGGGGGATAACGTGCATATTTACATTAATGAGATTATGACGGAACATCAATCACTAATTGATAGTTTAAACGGAGTTATAACTATTGAAAAGCGAAATGGATAAAATTATAGATATTTCCGAGCTAATACCCGATAATGAAAATGCCAATCATAGAAATCAACAAAATAGGCTAAAATGACCAAATACTCCCCCGAAATAGTAAAAAAGATATGCAGCCTGATAAATCGGTAATCATGGCACTACTAGAAATTAACGAGGAGAAAAAGCAGCTCTACAAAAATGAGCTTATGGATGCCATCCAGCGCTATAAATTCATGCGCTGGGAGCATATCCAATGGGATGCGCTTTCGTTCAGCCGTTCAACGGCCTATAACTACGGATTAAACGAAATGGACGATATAAAAGAGGCCTTGCTGGAAAATAGGAAAAAGGCGGTTAACTACCTGCTTAACAAATGGATTAAAAGCGAAAATGCAACGCTGCAAATTGCCGCCATGCGCATGGTGGCTGACGATGCTGATAGGCAAAGGCTTAACCAGGCTTACATTGACCATACTAGTGGGGGGCAAAAGATTGAACCAATTAATATACAGGTTGTTAGCGATGATGCAAAAAACAACCTAAAGCAGTTAATTGCAGGCGGAAGCCATGACGATTAAAACGACAAAAGTATTTGAGAAAAACCTTAAGGCATACGTTGAGGGTAATCGGTACATAATCAATCAGGGTGGAGCCAGGTCGAGCAAAACCTACTCGATAGTGCAATTGCTAATACTAATCGCTATGTATCAGCCAAATGAAACGTATGTTAGCATTGTGAGCGCAACGCTGCCACACCTCAAGAGGGGTGCAATGAGGGATTTCTTTTCGATACTGCAGTCGCTTAACATGTATGACGAAAATAGCTACAACCGAACCGACAAAATTTACCGGATAAATAAAACGCAAATAGAATTTTTTAGCGTGGACACGGCTGAAAAGGTTTACGGTTCGAGCCGTAATATATTGTTTATAAACGAGGCAAACAATATCGATGAGGAGCGGGCTAGGCAGTTAGTTATCCGAACTAAAGGAACTGTTTTTTTTGACTTTAACCCTACTTGCGAGTTTTACTGCCACACCGATTACATGACCCGAAATAATAGCACCTACATCCATTCTACATTTGCCGACAACCCATACCTTGACGAAAACATTAAGCAGGAGCTTCACGAGGCTGGCAAGCGCAACGCCAACTTCAAAAGGGTGTTTGTTGACGGGGAGGTAGGCAAGCTGGAGGGTGTGGTATTTGATAACTGGGACATCGGAGAATTTGATACCAGTTTAGACTTTATTTTGGGGCAAGACTTTGGATTTGCCAGCGACCCTTCAACACTAGTAAAGATAGCGGTTGACGAGGGGAAAAAAATAATTTATTTAGACGAATGCTTTTACAAGAACGGGCTTACAACCAATAGCCTTTTTGAATTAAACCGTCAATATGCAGGGAATAGACTAATAGTGGCAGATAGAAGCAATCCCCGCTTAATTGATGAGCTAAAGGCACTCGGAAACAACATTGTGCCGGCTGTATCCGCAGATGGTTCGGGCGTTATAAGCACTGGGCTGCTTACGATGCAGGACTACATGATTATCGTTACCGAAAATTCCACGAATTTAATGAATGAGTTAAAGACCTACGTATGGCTTGACGAGCGGGGCAAGTTGGCTATTGACAAGTTCAACCATGCCATAGATGCCGCCCGTTATGGCTTCATGTATGTAAAGCACCAATCACGTCATAAATTTTATGCCGTATGAAAATATTTGGATTGAATATAGAAAAGACTAAAGCTGCCAGACCCGCAACAAATGTAAACGTAGAAGAGGCAAACCAAATGTTCCGCACGCTGCTGAGCATGGTGGCTAGCGGAATGCCGCTGCAAAAGATTGCCAGCCTTAGCGACACAATAGACAAAGGCTATCTTTATAACCATATAGTTTACTCGATTGTCAACAGAATAGCCGCCTCATGCGCCGGAGTGCCCTGGACTTACTACGTTGAAAAAAGAACAGGCTCGAAAGCCCGATATAACAGGGCTATTATAAACAAGGCTATTGACGACGCTATTTATATTAAGCAAACGCAGTTTGAACCTGACTACACCAGCGACATTAACATGCTGATTGACAAGCCAAACAGAAATGAGACGTTCGACGACATCATTCAGCAGCTTATTATGTATTACGAAATTACAGGTAACGCCTATCTATATGGCATACGTCGCAATGGCACACAGGGGGCTTTGATTTCCCTGCATACAGCCCCGGCGAACTTGGTAACAATTAAATTCAATAACTACCTGAACCCTGTTGGCGGCTACATATTTGACGGCTTCGACCCGTCCGGGGTTATCCCTCCCGAGAACATGATGCACGTTAAGACCTTTAACCCGAACTTTAACTATCAGGGTAGCTGGCTATATGGGCTAAGCCCTATCATGGCGGCTGCTGATTTAATTAACCTGTCAAATTCGGCTATTTCGGCCCAAATAAATAGTTACCGAAATTCTGGAGCGAAAGGGTTGCTAACACCGGAAGGCAACGAGGCGATGACTGAAGAACAAGCTCAAAAGGTGGTGGATAAATGGAGGGAAAAACAAGCCCCCGAGAATTTTGGCGATGCAATGGTTGTTGGCAAGGCGTTGAAATGGATACCCATCGGGCTTTCTCCTGTTGACATGCAGATAATCGAGGGTCAAAAAATGAATTTGCGAGACCTTTGTCGTATATATCAAGTTCCCTCTATGCTTATGGGAGACACGGAAGCAACTACGTACAACAACATGAAGGAGGCTAGGAAAGCCCTTGTAACAGATGCCTCGCTGCCGATGATGGAGAAGCTGAAGAGCGGGTTTAACCGGTTCTTTTTGCCGGAAGGTGATAAAGGCTTCGTTGACTACGATTTGCAGGCGTTTATAGAGCTGCAGGACGACCTTGATAAGCTGGCAACAACGCTAAACACAATGGGCTGGTTGACAATAAACGAAAAGCGCACGAAATCATTCCTGAATGAAATAGACCTACCTATCCTTAACGAGGTGCTAATCCCAATGGGCGTAATGCCCGCCAGCCAGTTTAGTTCAGAGCCTTTAAATCCGGATATGAACGATAATGTAGATGAAATGTAATGAGCGACAGCCGTTATAACTACTACGTAAATTCGTTTATCCCTATATTTAGAAGGGCACTAAAGACACAGCTTTCCCCCTTAGTAGCCGAGGTCAAAAAGGCTGGCAGCACCAATGAGCTGCTGAGCATTAATGTTCATCTTGACGACAAGCCTGTTGAAGATGCCATCATGCTTGCCTACACCAAGATAGGCTCATACTACATGAACAACACCATAAAGGCTATAAGGGGAAGCAAAAAGTCGCTAAGCGATGAGGATAAGCTTTATATGGCACGAATGCGGGACTATGTAGTGCAGAATTGCGGCAAAAAAATTAAATGGATAACCGGAACGACGGATAAAAGGTTTAGGGAAATAGTAAGGAGGGAAGTAACGCTAGGGCTTGAGGAAGGTAAGTCTATCGATAAGATAGCGGCTAGTATCAGCAGCAGCCTCAACTTTGAAAATGGTTACCGCTCAATCCGTATCGCAAGAACAGAAACGCTCGGGGCCAGCAACGCCGGCTCGCTAAATGGAGCGATGCAAACCGGTCTAAGCCTTGAAAAGGGCTGGCTAGCAGCACGACGGGAGAATGTTAGAAATTCGCACAAAAAAATGAATGGCGTATTTGTTGACCTAAACGCCATGTTTCAAGTGCCTATCTTCGACGGGGATACATTTACGGGGAATTATGAAAGCCTATCTCATCCTGGCGACACCAACGGCAGCGGTGGCAACATCATAAACTGTCGCTGCACGCTGGTTTACAGGCGGAAGCAGAATAGTTTTCAACAGGGGTTGAATTTATAATTTTTACACGCTAAATTTGTGGATATGGAAAGCGTAAGGTTTAAAAGTTGCAATTTAAGCTTAAAAGAGCTGGACGTTAAAAAAAGGCTAGTAGAGGGCTATTTTAGCGCATTCAACGTTGTGGATTCCGACGGTGAAATGGTCGTTCCTGGGGCTTTTACAAAGTCCATAATCGAGAACGGGATTAATGGGACTAACCGAATTAAGCACCTTTTCAACCACCAAAGCACTACCGGCGTGTTGCAGCTACTCGAAGAGGATTCATACGGCCTGCATTTTATCAGCAAGGTAGGCTCGCACACGCTGGGTAATGACGTGCTGGCCATGTATGCCGACGGTATAATAACCGAACACTCTGTAGGCTATAACGAAATAGCCGACAAGGTGGAAATTCAAAGGATTGATGGAAAGGACATAAGGGTTCTAAAGGAGGTGCGGCTCTGGGAGGGTTCGTCGTTGGATAAGTGGGGGGCTAACATGTATGCGAGGACTATAAAGTCCATCGAGCAGGCCGAAATGATAAAGAAGGACATAGAGGATAGAATCGGGCTAATGCTAAAGGCCTTAACGGGCAGGACCAGCTACTCCGACGAAACCTACGAAAATTTGAACTACCAGCTTCTCATTCTTAAAGAGCAGCTGAAATGGATACTTGAGGGGTTAAAGCCGTCGGCATTTGCCGGCACTAAACCAATCGAGCCACCCATTACGCCAAAAGAGGAAAAGAGGAGCGGGGTTAACTTTGTTGAACTAACCAAACTATTTTAAACATGAATGTTGAGAAATTAAAAGAGTTGAAGCTTGACGAGGCTACCGAGAAGTTCGCCACCATGCTATTCAATGACGTGGAGGCCATCGTGGCGGATGGGAAAAAGGGGCTTGCCCCCATTTCCGAGGTGGAAGTCAAGTTTAACGAGCTGCAAAAGCAGCTGAACGAAAAGATAGGTGGTACTAACTTGGTAGAGCTGCAAAAGCAGCTCGATGGGGTACTACTCGACCTAAAAGAACTCAAAACAACCAAACCACTCGTGAACGAAACGAAATCATTTGACGAGCAGCTAAAGGAAAAGGTGCTCGAGCGCAGGGACGCCATAAAGGCTGGTGCAGCCGTATCATTTGAAGTTGACCCGGGTCTAATGACCAAGGCGGGGGCTGTAACCATGACCATCGGGGATGGCGTAACCGGCGACGTTCCCAGAAAGGTTAAGCTACCCGACATTTTCGCACCAGCAGGCAAGGGACTTTGGGCTTCGGGGCTTATTCAGGAAATCCCCACCACCGGCAACAGCGTGTCCATCACTGAACTCTACGATGAGCAGGGCGTCCCCGTATTTCACGACGAAACAGCCGCAAGCGGTCAGATGAGCTGGCTTTGGAGGGAAAAGAACTTCAAGGTAAAGGACGTTTCGGCCTATACCAAGTTCTCGAAAAACATGCTCGACGACATCGACAACTTCATCGCCCAGGTGCAAATGCTGTTAATGCGCCGGTTGGCCGAAAAGATGGACGCCACCATGATTACCGGAAACGAAACGACCAATCCTGAGCAGTTCAACGGGCTGGCAACCATTGCAACGGCTTGGGCGGCAGGTGGTAAGAAAACATACAAGCCTACTGAAAAGGACGCCATCGAGGTGGCTATTG